GTAAGAAATGAAAAATGAAAAAAGGAAAGACATCAAAACTAAACATTTTTGATGATGCAAAATGTCACTACGGTACAGTTGACTCAAAAGAATTAAAATCAATTTATGTTGTACTACAAACTTGGATAGAACCCATAACTGACGAAGAGAATTGGAATAGAATTACAGGAATTTTAAAACGACAAATTTTACACACATTATTAGAGGTTGTTGAGTTCACAACTTTTGAAAAAAAACAGATAGTAGATCTTGATTTAAGAACGAGCGGAATTCAAAAAAATAAAAAAAGTTTTTTAAATTTAGAAATAACATTATTTGTTCACGATAAATCTTTAGACTTCAAATCGTTAATTTTAAGAAGTAAACTTAAAAGAATTATATCATCTATATATTACGATGATTTAAAAAAATCAAAGTATTTCACATTAAGTAAAACAAAAATTAAAGAAACTGTAATTAGCTAATATTTATTTTAAAAAATATATTATGAAAATATTAGGACCAAGTGATACGGGTAAAGGGATTTTAGTTGAGTGGGATGCAGGGATTATTAACCCAAACGAATATAGAAACAGCCAAGTAATAAAAGAATCTTACGGACAGTTAGACCATTCTAAACCTTTTGTGTTTTACGCAACATTACAAAAATATGGGGTACCAAATAGAAATGGTAGAATATATCCTGAAAAAATATTAAAAAGAGAAGCCGAAAAATATAAAGAAATGATTAATAGGGGAATGTCAATTTCTGAACTTAATCACCCTGAATCTTCACTTATAGATTTAGATAGAGTTGCTCATTTAATTACCGATGTATGGTGGGAAGATAATGTATTAATGGGTAAAATTAAATTATTAACTTCACCAGGTTTTCATGAAAGAGGTATCATATCTTCTAAAGGAGATGTTGCAGCAAACATGATGAGACAAGGTGTTACTATGGGTGTGTCATCAAGGGGAGTCGGTTCATTAGTTAAAAAAGGAGAACAAAATGAAGTACAGGAAGATTTTGAATTAATTTGTTTTGACCTTGTATCTTCACCATCAACACCAGGAGCATACCTTTATTTAAACAAAGAAGATAGACCAAAGTATGAAGAAAAATTAACTGAGCATCAAAATGTAGAATCAAATAGTTTAGGTAAATCTATTGACTTAATGAAAAGATTATCCGATTATTTGGATAAATAAATTTATAAGACATGGATGAAAAATATTTTGTAGCAAAAGTAACAACCGACATGGTTGATGAAAACACAGGAAAAGTAAAAAAACTTAAAGAAGAAAAATTAGTTAAAGGCTATAGTCCCACAGACGTAGAGGCTAAAGTAACTAAAGTTTATGAAACTTACACAATGGATTGGAGGATTACTGCAATTGTTGAAAGTAAAATTGATGAGGTTATTGAATAATTTTTAAAAAAAAATCATTTTTTAAAGGGAGTACAAATAGTATTCCCTTTTTTTGTTTTTTTAATTTTTTTGTTTTCAATACTAATAAATAAAACTTTTTTTAAAGTACAACATATTTATTGTAATAAATAAACAATAACGCACTAAAAAAAAATGAGCGAAACAAACAAATCAATAGTTGAAGAGGCCCTTCTATCAATGAAGAACCTTGAAGAGATTATTAGTGAAAACGCAAAAGGAATACTTGCTTCTACAATGAAACAAGAAATCGGAGAATTAGTTAAGGAATCACTTAGTGGTTCAAAAAAAAGAAGTCTACGTGAAGAAGAAGAAGCACCTGAAGAAGGTGATGAATTACCATTAGAAGACGAAGAATTAGAACCGGCAGACGATGAGGATGATGAAATGGATGCTGAAATGGATGCTGAAATGGATTTTCAAGAACCAATTGCCGATAAACAAGAGTTACCAGCACTTGATATGACTCAATCACCTATGAGTGATGTACTAAAAGTATTTAAACTTATGGGAGATGATGACGGAATTATTGTTCAAAAAGATGAGAAAGGAGATGTTCACATTAAAGATCAAGAAAACGAATATATCATTGTGATGGATGACATTAATACGACACAAACAATGAACGAATCATATGAAGATGAGGAGAATTATGGTGATGAAATGGATGACGTTGGTCCATTTAATTTTAATTCTTTAGGTAGTATGGGTGAATTTGGAGAAGAAGAAACTTTTGAAATGTACGAACAAGACGAAGACGAAATGTACGAAGAAGACCTTATGATGGGTAATTTTGGTGAGCAAGACGAAATGTACGAACAAGACGAAGACGAAATGTACGAACAAGACGAAGACGAAATGGGTGAATCTGTTTTTGAAATTGATCAAGAGGCTTTAGAGTCAGTTATAGAATCTTTTAAATATTCAAAAAACCCTAATATGGATAAAGTTTCATATAAAAAGAAAGAAGGTCCTAAAAGATATGGTAAAGGTGGATCTGCTAAAAAAGATATTTACCCCTCAAAATTAAAACATGGAGTTTCTGAAATGGGTGATAAAGAAGAGGAATTTGAAGGATGGGAACAAACTGAAGATTCTGATTTAATATTTACCGACGAAGACTACGGTTTTGAAACACCAGAAAAATCTGAAGCATCACGTACTTACGGTAACGGTTCAAAAAAAGGTAGAGGACTAAGAAAAGGGATAACACCTAATAGAAACATGACTTATGAGTCAGTTGCTAGAGAGATGGATTTATTAAGAGAAAAAAATGAAGAATATAAAAAAGCTTTAGGTTTTTTCAAAAATAAAATAAATGAAGTCGCGGTATTCAATTCAAATTTAGCATACTCAACAAGACTATTTACTGAACACTCAACAACAAAACAAGAAAAGATAAATATTTTGAGAAGATTTGATAATGTTGAAACAATCAAAGAATCAAAAAATCTTTATCAGTCTATTAAAAAAGAATTAGATGGTAAAGGATCTGAAAATGTGGTTAAAGAATCAATTACTGAAAGAGTTATTAAAACACCACAAAATGGTTCAGCAACTAATCTAATTGAAACTAAAACGTATGAGAATCCTCAATTCATGAGAATGAGGGATTTAATGACAAAAATTAAATAAAAATAAACTTTTTAAAATTACTGTATATTTATATACATAAAATAAAAAAATAAACTCTAATTAAAAATTAAAAAATGGGAGCATTATTAGAATCAGGTCTTGTAGGTAACATTGGGTTAAAACACCTTAAAGTTATTAAAGAAGATACAATTAACAAATGGGATAGATTAGGATTCCTAGACGGACTAAAAGGTCACGTTAAAGAGAACATGGCACAATTATATGAAAACCAAGCGTCTCACCTAATTAATGAAGCGGCATCAACTGACAGTTCAGGTTCTTTTGAAACAGTTGTATTCCCTATCGTGAGAAGAGTATTCTCTAAATTATTGGCTAACGATTTAGTATCAGTACAAGCAATGAACTTACCAATCGGTAAATTGTTCTATTTTGTACCTAAAATTCAAGGTTACAATGGATCGGAGACTAACCCTAACACTCACTTCGCACCAATTGGAGCACCAGATTCTGAATCTACAACACAATCAGGATATGCAGATAATAACGCTTATGCTAAAAATCTTTATGATTTATTTTATGAAGGTTCTGAAGCTGGATTAAACCCTCCAGGATTATTTGATTACTCAAAAGGTACTTGGACGGCAGTTACTGCAAGTACTACAGTTCTTGAGTGGTCTAACGGTTCACTTATTGAATCTAATAACAGTGCTACTTATACGGCGTCTACAACAGGGGTTAGAAAAGTTTTAATTAAAATGTGTGGTTTCTACGATAGTGGTGTAGGAAAATTAATTGGTCCTGATGGTTCTGAAATTGATAATGAAAGTTTTCTTTCAGATTTAAAAATTATTAAAAGTTCAGGTCTTTCTATCGGAGCATCTTCACCATGTACAGTTGACTCAGCAACTCCTCTATTATTTAGAGTTGTTACTCAACAATACGGTAAAGGTATTGTGTCTCCTACATATGCACAAACAAAAACAACATTCCCTAACGGTAATGGTGGTTCTTATGATAACATTTGTTCACAAGATGGATGTATCTATTTAGAAGTTGATTTATCATGTCCAGTATGTGCTAACTGTAACGCAACCTCATTAGATGGTTATACAGGGGCGACTGTAACAGCAATTCCTTCAACAACCTCGTTTACTGCGATATTTAGAAGATATGCTGAATTAGAATTTGAAGACAAAATTGGTGAGGTTTCTTTTGACTTAGAGTCAGTTACTGTATCTGTTACAGAAAGAAAACTAAGAGCACAATGGTCACCTGAATTGGCACAAGACGTTTCTGCATTCCATAACATTGATGCTGAGGCTGAATTAACAGCTTTATTATCTGAGCAAGTGGCTGCAGAGATTGATAGAGAAATCTTGAGAGATCTTAGAAAAGGAGCCGCTTGGAATTTAAGATGGGATTATAATGGATGGAGAAGAATTTCTCAAACAACATCTTACACTCAAAAAGATTGGAACCAAACATTGATTACAGCAATCAACCAATTGTCAGCACAAATCCACAAATCAACTTTGAGAGGTGGTGCTAACTGGATCGTTGTATCTTCTGAGGTTTCTGCAATCTTTGACGATTTAGAATACTTCCACGTATCTAACGCGTCTCCTGAGCAAGACCAATACAA